ATCTACGCTGATGTCACAATCTTCCACACCCTAGACGATCTCAACAACGGCACCCCAGAAACCATCCCCAACGCTATTATCGAGAAAGCCCGCGGCAACAACGACCGCCCACACTCCATGATCCGCGACCTAGAAGCCTACCTTGGCGAGGAGCAGGCATTCAAACTCGCCACCGTGCGCACCAAAAACGGGTTCAACGCGGTCGTGCTCAAACCCCTCGATGACGCCATCTATGATAAGGTTGCCGAATACGTAGACAAGCGCGATAACGGCCAGCTAGACGACACCACAGCCCCTGCTGATGCTGACATCGACATCGACTCCATCTGACCACCAAAACATCATCCAACCGATAGACAGATAGATTAAGGCTCCGATGCTCTCTCTCCAACGATCCTTCGAGAGAGCCTCCCAAACAGCCGCCGAGCTGCCCCGCATACCACAACTAGAACCCCTCTACCGCAACCTGGACATGCACATTCACAAAGGGGATCTCGTCATGATCGCGGGGCGGTCCGGCAGCCAAAAATCCGGGCTAGCCATGTTCATCACCGCCATGCTCAACCAGCCCGCCCTCTACATATCAGGGGACATGACACCCTGGGAGGCCTCCACACGAATCATCTCACTCAACACCCAACACACCACCGCCCAGATACAACACAACATCGACGACTACGGGCCAGAATACTATCGAGACAGCATCCACCACGGCCAACACATCACATTCTCATTCCAGTCACCCATCACCTGGACCGACATCACCATGGAACTGCAAGCCTACATGGAAATGTGGAACACCTTCCCACCACTCATCGTCATCGACAACCTGATGGACATTCAAGACTGCGAGAGTGACTACCAGGCACAGCAAGAAGCCATGCAATGGATTACAGCATTGGGCAGGGATACTGGCTCCACTATTATTGTCACCCACCACGCAACCGACAAAACCGGCTCCGACATCGAACACCCCCCGGCTAGGCGGGAAATCAAAAACGGCCTCTCCGAAAAACCACAACTCATATTGGGAGTCTCCCTGTATGGTGGCGAGGATAACGGCAACGGGCTCACCATCCCCGCCGAGGCACGCATCGCCGTACTCAAACAGCGCACAGGCAAATCCAGCCCAGACGGAACCCGATACGAAAGACTCAGAGCCTACCCCGAATACACATTCTTCGGGCCACTCGCCGAAAAACAGCCATGGAACATGACCCCAACACACAAAGGACTATCATGTCAACACAACAGTCACGCAACCGCCGGGCCGGCGCAGAATGGGAAACACGACTCCTCCACCAGCTACGCGACACCGGCTATGATATAGAGCGCCTCCACCTCAACGGCCGCGAAGACGAAGGCGACCTCATCCTCACAACCGGCCATAAAACCTACATTATCGAAGCAAAAGCAGGACAGGCACACCTCGCCGAATTCGTGAAACAAGCCAGCCGGGAGGCACGCAACTACGAAACACACCGAAACAAACAAAACAATTCCACCATCGGACTCGTAGTGATGAAACAGCGCAACAAGCCATGGAGCGAAGCCTATGTGGTATCAACCCTCAACGAGCTCCTCCCACACCTCTGACACCTGCCGCCTCCTCGACGCCCACCAGATACGGTACAATCCATCCAAGAACGAGCAACACATCCTCTGCCCGTTCCACGACGACCACCAGCCCTCCATGAGCATCAACCTCGACAAGGGCGTATGGTACTGCCACACATGCGGCATCGGAGGAGGACTCCACAAACTGAAACAACAATTAGAGAAAGAAAACCCGAATGTACGACTCACTACAACCCTACAACATTGCGGAACGCCGCCGAATCCAGAAAGCCTCAGCCCTCTACGAAACCCACCTCGAAAACATACTCGACCTGCTCTCAGCAAGAGGCATCAGCGAAGAAACAGCCCGGCTCCACCACCTTGGATACATCGACAATGACCCCATACCAGGCCACGAAGACTACAACCAGTGCATCACCATCCCCTACATGTACCCCGTCTGGGGGGAGCCAGCCGAAATACGAAAAATGCGTTTCCGCTGCTCACTCCAGCATGATTGCAAAACCCACAACCACCCCAAATATCTAACCCCGGCAGGGGACACAGGCTCCATCTACAACATGGCCGCCATGGCCAACCCGGCAGCCGAAATGCACATTTGCGAAGGCGAATTCGACTCCATGATCCTCGAACAATGCGGATGGTCGGCCGTAGCCCTACCCGGGGCCACCTCGTGGCAAACTTTCTGGACCAAATTTTTTGAAGGCTACGACCGCATCTACATCTGGTCCGACCCAGACAAAGCAGGCGACCAGATGGCACAAACCCTCCAGACGGCACTCCCCCAAGCCATACACGTACCCCTCACTGTCGGGGATGTCACAGACACCTACCTGAAAACAGGCAAAACAGGGTTGACACAAGCACTAGACACAGTGCTACAATAAAACCAGACAAACAAAACATCACTCCAAGAAAGGCATAGAAAACATCATGGACCCCCTCGACACATGCCCCATCCCCGGCCGCCGCGACACGAGTAAGGCCACTAGGAGGCGTATCCGCCTCGCCATCTGTGCAGAAAAATGGGCCGACGGCGTGGACCCACTCCACATCATGCACACCTGGGGCACCACCTATGATGGGATGCGATCCATGATCCGCGCCAACCCCGACATTAGGCTACCCGACGACATGGCAAAACGGTTACACAAAATCTGCCGGGAAGCCTACCCCAAAAACCAGCCCAACAGGCACCGAAGCGGATGGGACCAATACGAAAAAGACTACTACACGGAGGAAATACTCTTCCTCGACCAGTTCAACGTGCCAGCCCTCGAAATCCTTAACCGGCTCGACGTGTCATGGACCATGTGGAAACACATCATCAACGAACAACACCTGACACGTTTACAGCAGGAAACCGACAACGCCTGCCAATGGGCAAACCTGCGAAAACAGCACCCCGACAAAACGGATCAGGAAATCACCCAGATGATGTACAGTAACCAAGTAACGTTCAGCAAGGTGATGAAAACCATACCCGCATAAACATCCATGACACCAGCATAGTATTTGCACACTCTTTCACACATAGGAGACATGATGGTAGCCAAAACCCAACACGTGATCGACACATACAGGGACAACAACAATGAGTTTCCCGAACACCTACAAGACGTCATATGCGGCCGTGCCATCATCCACAATGCCGGCGAAGTCTCATGGTGCACACGCAAACCAGGACACGACGGCGACTGCCGCACAGGATGGCAGCCCACCACACAACCGATAGGACATCATGGCAACCAAAACTGAAACCCTCATCCAACGCTACGGTGATAAAGCCGCAGACGTCCTCGCCGACAGGTCTATCCCCGCCACACAGCTAGCCCAAATGCTCACTGAAGCCGGATACCCCATCTCCGCCACCGTTATCAAAGACTACCGCCGCAAACAAGCCAACACCACACAAGAAGAGGAAAACCAGTGATAGACAACATAGACCGGCTCCTCACACAGCTAGCCAACCACAACAACGAAGCAGACACCATCGACGACAATCTAGCCAATGGTACTGTACGCCGCACACGCATCTCCGAATGGACACTCCCCAACGGAGAAACAGGCCGATCCATACAAAAAATCATCGACCACCAACCCGCAACAAACCCCTACCCTGTAGACGAACTCGTCGATAAACTAGCCGAATGGACACCCCCAAAACCAGCCGACAACACCCACACCGACTACAGCACTGCGGCCTTCGTCATCGGGGCAGGCGACTTCCAAATCGGCAAAGGCATCCCCGGCGGAGAAACAGCACACTTCGCCGACAACTACCTACACTCCCTCATAGTCGCAAAACACTACTGGCAACAGGCAGGCAAACCGCAACGGGTCCACATCGCCTTCCTCGGCGACATGATCGAAGGATACGTGTCACAAGGAGGCAACAACGCCTGGCGCACACAAACACCCCTCACCGAACAAATCAGGCTCACCCGCATGGCCATGATGCAACTCGTACACATGTTCGACCACTGCGCCAACGTCACCATCACATCCATCCCCGGCAACCACGGAGAAGCCGTACGCTTCGGAAAAGGAGTCACCACCTACGACGACTCCTTCGACGTGGACTGCTGCCGCGCCATCGCAGAAGCCTACCAGCTCAACAACCAATACCCCAACCTACACTTCCACTTCCCCAGCCGAGACGAAATGACCACCACCGTCGATGTGGCCGGCACACAAATACTGCACGCCCACGGACACCAATGGCGCACCGGCAAACACTACGAATGGTGGCGCGGCCAAGAATTCCACAACGGCACCGTATCCAATATTCTCATGGCCGGGCACCGACACCACCTCGAAATCTCCGAGCAAGGACAACGCACCTTCATCCAATGCCCATCCATGGAAGGCGAATCCACATGGTACCGGCACAAGACGGGCACCACCGGAAACCCCGGACTCGTGTGCTACACTATCAACAACAAAACACCAAACAACTACCAGATAGCCAGGTAATAGTGCCATGAGCAGACGACCAACAAAAGCCGACCTCGCCACCACCGCATCGTGGGTGTGGGCCACAGACCATCATCTACGCACACTCAACCGGGCATGCACCAAAACAGCCAACTATATATTGCGGTGCGGGAACAATACCACAACCTAGACAACAAACACTACACCAAAATGTGCTACAGGGTAGCCAAACGGCTAGCCAACAAAACCATACAACACCTAGACCAGCCGAAACCTTTACCCGATATTATTCATCTAGCCGACAACCAAACAAGCATTTAAAAGGAGAACCCCTCATGGTTAAAACCACCATCGATGACGGAACCCAAACCACCGTGCTCCAAACAGTAGGCACCACCACCACAGCCATCATCACCGACACCGAAAACCCCGAAACCATCACCGCAAAATACACCATCAGTAAAGACGGCACAGCCACCTACAGTATCAGCGGAAACACCTATTTGGGAGACCACCAACACATTATTAAACTCATGTACGACTACTGCCACTGTGTGGGACGATTCGACACTAGCAACACCAACGACCTGTTCAGGGGGTGACCAGTGAACCGAACCTACACCACCGCCGACATCATCCAAGCCGCCCAATGGATCTGGAACGGCGGACCATGGAAACCCTCCGTGGAGCCGGGCATGCCACCACCACCAACCGCCCCCCAGCATCACGGCAACAACCTTGTCGCCATGATCGATCTACAGCTAGCCATCGACGACTACACCCTCACCTGCCCGCCATCCAAACAGCGAAAACATTTAGCTAGGCTGGCAGCATTCCGGGAAGTATACGGGTATGACCAAACCTATTCGGTGGCAGCCCAACGACTCGGAGTCACCCGGCAGACGGTGAAACAGTGGGCAGACCAAACACTGATGACGTTAACCGATTATGCAAACAGCACATACTACATGCCAGATGATAACGAAGGAATGGCATAAAAACCATGGACAACACAACCAATATCCCCTACACTGCCCTCAAAACAGCGGTACACCGAATCATCCAACAACAGCCCACCAACATGAACCAGCTGCAAAACATTGTTGACGGTGTCGAAAACCAGTACCGTGTACCCATCTCACTCGACAACGTGAACCTTACCGTCAAAGAAGTCAGCCTCGACAACCTTGCTATCGATCAGGACACGCTAGACGAGTGCAGCGAAATCTTGTGGGACTGCGACAGTGCAGGATACCCAAACAACAGCAACACCCGTGGCAAGAGCGAGGACCAGAGCCCCTATGCAAGCCAGGAAGCACTAGACTGGCTCGCCGGAATCGCATACCAGGCAAAACTACTGCAAGCGGAGGCCGACGATATCATGCAGTCTATCATCCGCCACCGCGACAACCACAAAAACGTTATCGGCCAGAACGTTCTAGACCAGGCCAACAATACTATCTCCGCCTGCCTCCACCTGAACCAGCTAATCGAAGACACACTAGACGACAACCTGTAAAACCCCTGTAGACACAAAAATAGTGCCCCAGCGGCAACCACCACACGATCGTGGCAGCACCGCTGGGGCACACACGCATATATTCAATTATGCAACAGTAGACTCTACCGTGCCAACCTCAGACTCGGCAGCACGCCGAGGCTCATAGCCTACACCAAGATCCGCATCATCCATCGGCTCTATCATGCCCGGATCCGACACATCCACCGAGTGCGGCTCAACCAAGCCCCCATCATCCGGTGGAACCAAACCCGCATCCAGCTGAGGCTTGCCGGGCTTGCCGGCCACAAACGACGGGCTACCAAACGATGTAGCAACCGACAACACCGCAGCAACCGTAGCCGTGATCAGGGCAGACTCCCACGGCAAACCACGAAACGACTCCGCCGTATACGTGACACCCGCAGTCACCCCCAACACAGCAACAAACGTTTGCACAAAAGTCTTAGCCGCCCGCTCCAGTAAACCTAACCAAAACTGTTTACCCACAACAAACCACCATCACTTTTTCAAACCGTTAACAGCAGACTCAAGCCTGTCAATACGGCTACGACACTCCAACACGTAATACCAGACACTCCACAGGGCATCCTTAGTGCGCCACAGCTTCCCCGTCACCGGATTCTTCACCCACGACAAAGCCTCCACACGGCGCGCCAGGTCACCATTCTGAACCTGAACCACACCAACATCGTGATGCAGCTTATTCACCGAACCACTAAGCTGAGCAGACAATTGTTTAATCTGATTATGTAACGCTTTCACATCAGCCACCGTTAACTCCTCACTACTTGAACCGCCGCCGTGGCCATTCACCACAGCCATAAATTTGTCCCACGGAAACCACGGCCCCGGATCGTCATGATCCGACTGATGCCACGCATCCGTCACATCAGTGTGCCCGCAGATACCCCGCCTACCCGCTTTTAGATCGGCCACAGATAGTTTCCTTTTCGGAACACCATGCTTGTCACACAACTGCCGACACAGGACAGCCGCCCTCTCCACGGCGGGCCACACCCTAGGATCCAGCCACTGCTCCCTCGTGTAAGCATGCCCTGGCACACGGAACGAGGCGTGCGAACCCCCATCCGCGCAAATCTCTATACCCAAACTATGCGGATTCGGCGGGGCATGCCAACCAATCGTAGACTCCGACAGGCACTGCACCGTCTCCCCAATATCACACACATAATGGGCAGAACCACCCGACGATGGGGAAGCAAAATAGTTCGCCGTGGACACCGCCCGCCCCTTACGGGAAGCAGACGGAAACCCCACATCCGGGCATGTCGCGTGAATCACAACACGGTTCACCGGCTTATTTGATCCGGCCGAGTGATGCGCCGCAGGAATAAACCTCACCACACACCACCACCAAACACTACCATCACAGCCACTCCTTTCTATTTGTGGGATGATATAGTCACTATAGGCGACGGTTTCACACCCTCGCAGGCCGCAGAACCCGATATCGTGGAAGCCGTACCGTCACTATATTTCACAGCCAGGCGGCCCCCGGAACAGTACACCGACACCACCGAGCGCCCATCCTTACCATCTTTGCCGTCCTTGCCATTCGTGCCGTCAGCACCGGCAGAACCCTGCGGACCAACAGGGCCAGCAGGGCCACGCTCACCCCGTTCACCCTTTGCACCTTGCGGGCCGGCAGGACCTGAAGGGCCCACATCACCGCGCTCACCAGCCGAACCATCCCGACCGTCAACGCCGTTCACGCCGGCAACACCTGCACGGCCATCCGAACCATTCGCGCCAGGCAACCCGTCAGGACCCTTCACACCATTCAAACCCGGGGAACCCTGCGGACCAACAGGGCCAACCAGCCCAGCCGAACCATCAACACCATTACGGCCATCAACACCAGCGGGCCCTTGCGGGCCGCGCTCACCGGCCGGGCCAGGAACACCCTGCACACTACGCTCAACACGCTGAGCATCCACACACAAACCAGAACGGTGAAGACGCACCGACTCCTGCCCACCCTGGGCACACACCTGCCGCACACGGCTGGCCAAACCCTTAGCCGCTGTACCATTCGACTCGGCCCGAGCCTGCTCCGAATCCCGCTCAGAAGACACCGATCCGAAACGCAAAGCACCCCCAGCCATCGCCACCAACAACACAAGCGACAAAAACAACAACACCAGTGAAGCCTTCTCAAAATTGCGGCGCTGCCGCTTCTCTTCCTCCAACTCCCTCAACCCTACTCACCTCCACCATCAACAGTATCTTTCAAAAACTCGGGCACATCAGGGAGATGCATAGGCTCCACATCATCAGGAAGCTCGGAGTTAAACCGGCGAACCTCACGGCGCACACCCCACACATACTCTTCCATCGCATCCACCTGCGCCGACAGCCGCCGCAAACGCCTCCGAGATTTAGACGTGACCGCCTGAACAGAACCCAAAACCGTGGCCAACGCGGTACAGATAGAGGCCACCAGTGCAGGAGTAAACCACGACACCACAGCCCCCCAACCTCACACCATCCGCCACAACAACAGCCCGGTCACACGCCCACAGCTATCCAGTTAGCCACCGCAGGCACACCATTCGGCTTAGAACCATCATTCGTAATAAACGCTAAACTAAAATCCTTGGCAGTAATATTGTAGGCTTTCACATCAATCTGTGCCGTGCCCCCAGCCGCCGTAGCCATAGACGCCACCACTATAGGCGGACTAGTGAACGGCCGGGCAAACGGGATCGTGTAAGCATACACAGCAGACCCGCCAAACTGGATCTGCTTAGAACCCGTCTCGATACGCGGAGACAGGAGCATCCACTCGCCGGCATGGTTAGCCCACACAGCACCAGAAGGAACCATCACCCGGTCACCCTCCACAGGGGTCGGGTCACACGCAGCAGACTCGCCAAACGCCACACGGGCCGCTATAGCACGCCTGTCAAGCTGCTGCTGCAACCCGTTAGACGATAACACCAAAGTAGCCAGCAACTGCTGATGGTACACGCCAGGCTCGGCACGCAACACGTCACGGGCACGCTCCGCACGGCCCCCAGGAACAATCTCCAACTTGGCTGTGTTCTGCTCCCAATCCCGAGACAACACCACATAGTCATATCGGGTCTCACCCGGGCCCGGAAGCTGCCCCGTCACCGTCTCAACAGCATTCGACGTGCACATCACCCCGTGAGCCCAAGCCTGCCCCGGCAGGACCTCACACAACACTGTGGCACCCTGAATCGTCGTGCCGACACGAAAATCGTCCGGCCCCTTCACAGACGGCATATTACCCATCAGACCAGACATTTGAGCCCAATCATACTCGGTCAACACACCATCAAACCCTTTACACACAATACCCACAACAAACCCCAATCAACTAGAATTTTTGCAAATCCCGCACACCAGCCGCCAAACCAGCCACACGGCGAGCCAACAAGGCCGACGGATTATCCTCATAATCCCCCGCAATCGGAGTCACCTTCGTCCACCCGTCACCAGGCGATACACACTCCACATCAATCTGCCGAACAATCTCCGCAATAGGGCCAGAACCCACATCCACATAGATCAAATCACCCGGCATCAGATTGCCTGGCCCAAACCGCAACACATCCGACTCAGCCAACTCAATCTTAAACCCCGACGTAGCCCCCGACTCGGACAACACCCGCTCAGCCTCATCAATGAGATGCACATGCTCAGAATCCGTGTTACGGGCATCCTTAAACACCTCGACACGATCAAACCAGTCATCCTCGACCATCGAATCAACATCCTCACAAAACAGCCGATCTTTGCCCTCGCCGCGGCCACCCACCACCACCGAAGTAGCCTTCGGGGCGTCACGCACATACTCCCACGACACAATAGACCCAGACTCGGCAGTCAACACATGCTTCCGTGTCACAGCAGGCACACAATCAAACAGTAAACCCCGCTGATCCTGCTTCACATTCTCAAACTGGTTCACCGTGACAGTCATCCGAGCCCACGACAACACCGGCAACAACTTATCGGCAAACACGTGAAACCGCACCTGAAAATCCTTAATATAGCGGCCACGACTCTTATCATTCACCATAAATATATCAGGCGGAAAACGCCAAGCATTATCCCGCAACGCCTGCTTAGCCACCGACTCAGCCGCACCCGAATAGTGGGCATAATCCCTATTGGCACGCCACTCCATACCAACCAAACCAGGACGATAATTCACAGGCCACATCAGCATACGCCACAACAGGCGAATATCATCCTCACACGTGATAGTCACATGGGAAGACCGCCACGGGCCCACACCATGAACCCGACGCACAGGCCCAGAAAAAATCTGGCCACCACCATAATCAACAACCAGCCGCGCACCTGGCCTAGTCAACCCGTCAAGCCTAGAATGATCCCCAGACACCACCAACTCCAAAGTGGACAAACCATTCCACTTCAACGACAACTTCAACGACTCAAAAAAATTGATAGGCGCCACACGATGATAATCCGGCGTAAACAATGTTATCTGCGGAACAAGACCAGCCATCAACCACTCACCAAGCCCTCAAAAACCTGTACTGCACCGACACAACAATGGCACCCAAACCAACCATCTCAATATTCACACTCTTAGAACCGCCAGGCGGGATAGGCGCAAACTCCCACTCTGTCAAAC